ATGGAGTTGTCGGTGTGAATGCGATTAACTTTTCTACTTCAGTTGGTTTTCCCGGCAAGGGACCCAAAACACAGTATGTGGACAAGTCTGATCGCAAGGTTGAGGGTATATCATGCCCTCGTGATGTGGACCCAATGATTCTAGATGAAGTTCGGAAAATGGAAGAAAGATTGTTGACGGGAGAGTCAATAAACACCATCTTTAAAGCTTCATTGAAGGATGAGCCTACCAAAATGACTAAGGACAAGGTGCGAGTATTTGCTGCTGCAAATTTTGCCTTTGTTTTCTTGGTGCGCAGGTATTTCCTAACTCTTGCTGCTTTGGTGCAGAGGAACAAGGTTGTCACTGAGTGTGCTGTTGGCACTGTCGTCCAATCACCTGAATGGACAGAGTTGTTTGAGCACATTGGAAAGCATGGTTGGGACCGTGCTATTGCTGGTGATTATGCCAAGTTTGATGGGCGGATGAGCCCTCAATTCATGTCAGCTGCTTTCAAGATTTTGATTAGTCTAGCAGAAAAGAGTGGAAATTACGATGAGGACGATCTCACTGTTATGCGTGGTATTGCCACTGAGATCACTTATCCAACCTATGATTATTTTGGAACTTTGGTTCAGTTCATGGGATCAAATCCTTCTGGTCACCCATTGACTGTCATAATCAACAGTGTCGTGAATTCTTTGTATTTGCGATACTGCTGGTATGCTATTGCTCAGGAGAAGAAGTGGTGGAGGACACCTTTGTTTGGCGACAAGGTTTCCGCCATGACTTATGGGGATGACAACATTATGACTGTTGCGGAAGGGTATGATGATTTCAATCACACTGCTATTGCTGAGCAGTTGGCCAAAGTGAGCATCAAGTACACTATGGCCGACAAGGATGCTAAGTCCATTCCTTTCATTTCACTTAGTGAGGCTTCGTTTTTGAAGCATTATGCTGTGTGGGATGAGGAATTGAACTTGTACCGTTCGCCTGTCGAGGATGATTCAATTGCTAAGATGTTGCATACGCACTTGAGGTCCAAGATTTTGTCTATGGAACAGTCGAGTGCGGAAGCTATTCAGAATGTGGCATTGAAGTATTTTGAGTGTGGTCGAGAGGTCTACACGTCGCGTAAGTCGCAGCTCGAAGAGGTTGCACGTGCCGCTGGAATCCAGGGGTACGTAGGACCAATTATGAGCTATGACGAACGTTTGGCGTGGTACCGTGAGAAGTTTGACCTTTAGGTCAACTTCTCGAAAGCCCGCCCTGGGGGCTTCTAATACCGGGGGCCACCGCAACTATGCGTTGGATAAGCTAAAAATAGTTGCTTGTGTTTGATTAACGCACAGGTTGTAGGTTCTGCATTACCTGCAATTTGTGGACAGCTACACAAGTAGTCATTGTATATA